CCCGGGCCGCTGTTTCCGAAGGGGGCGCTCACCCGAAAATGATTTGCTACCACATCAAAGGAACTGACCGGCTGTCCGTTGATCAGTTCACTGACGAGGCCAAACCCCGAGACCTTTCCGTTGTTGTCGACCTGCACCCCATAGGTGCCCATCACGCCATTCACCGAGGATTGCACCTGGTTCACGGTTGTAGATAAGCCATTTACCTGAGTAGCTACTGAATTGGTCGCACCTGATATGGCATAATTGACCTCAGAAATCGTGTAATAGCTATTATCCAAAGTGGCGGTAACGCCATCGATCCGCGATGACATTTCGTTTTGCAATGCTGAAATTGCCTGATTTTGAGATGCAACCGTCACGTAGTTCTGCTGGATGTCGGCGCGAACATTGCCTATCTGCGATGACAGGTCCGTGGATAACGTCGAAATTGCCTGATTTTGAGATGCAACCGTCACATAGTTCTGCTGGATGTCGGCGCGAACATTATTCACTTCCGCGTTTACTGCCGTGCTCAACTCATCAATCTGAACCTCAGTGTCATGCTCGGCCTGCTCGCGCAGCTGATCGAGGCGATCACCCTCCAGAATGCCGTCCAGCAGCGTACCAATGCCGCTTTCGGATAGCGCATCCAGTGCCGCCTGAGTGCTCCCAAAAAGCCGCTCCACAGAGTCTGCCGCCTCACTGGCTAAGTCGTCAAAGAGGCCATCATCAAAGTCCGCAATAGCAATTCCAGTGCCGCCGGTTTCGACCTCGTACCAGTCAGACCAATCCACGAGACCGCCACCGGCGACCCTCAGCCCAACGAGGTAGACCTGCCGGTTCAGGACACCTTGGGTGATTATAAATTCACTCCCGGCATCCATTGAAACGCCATCAGAAACCCGCACGCCTCGGCTATCGCGAACCCGCCATTCGATACCCTCAACCGATGGCAACTGAGAGATCTGGATTGCTGCGCGCCGCGGGCGGCCTTCATTATCCAAAATATCTATGGCAGTGACCCGGACATCGCGCAGCACATATAGCTCTGGCGGCGTCAGCCCTGTGAATGGCAAAGGAACGGGTAGTTCGTCCCCAGACGACCAGACATGATCCGCAGGGTCCACCTCACGGACCTCGACAGCGGCAAGAAAATCATGAGGATGAATGACTTTCTTTTCTATCGAGAAGTGCTTTGATTCATATTGGTTGTGTGCAGATGTCCACGAGATCACCGACAGCGGTGGCAAATACGCGAAGTCTGGCGGCAGTGTGAAACTATGCTTCACATCCCGTTGTGCGTCTTCGATATATGCCTTTCCCACACGCTGGACCTGAAGCGGGAATGGACAGGCCGAGAGAGACAAATCCTCAGAAAGCCGTCGCCCTTCATCTCGCGTTTCCAAATCTGGGCGAATGACGCGCTCCGCCTCGCTTGTTTCCCAGCCCAATTCCGGGCTCGGATACTTCAGGGTAAGGCCGTTCATGCTATCAGCAAGACTGGCAAACGGCGTAAGCGACATTGGCGCATCAACGATCAGGTCACTATCTGTCAGGAATGCAGACGGAACTGGCGGAGGTCCGACACGAACAAACCAAGTGCCCCCCTCCTCTGCCAAGTCCCCGGTGCAAGCATCCATCAGGCGCTCTAAAACTTCTGCAGGTTCATCCTCTGCGACACGGACTTCAAACCCGCCACGAAACTGGGGCTCATATCCCCCGTCAGCCTTGTCAATGGAACGGTCAGCCTCATTGAGCGCTGCGGCCCACACCTCAAGGGGGAGGTCATCAAGCCGTGCTTCTCCCCCCCAACGAGTTCCGTCTGGCAGCTGAATACCGCGCAGCACCGAGTAGGCCAGAAGTGCGAGGTTGTCTGATTGAACATTCGAACCGACGCGCGGATCAAAAAGCGGCGCACCGCGAACGCTGAAACGGACCTGCGGCAATCCGGAGAACACCTTCTCATCAGCCTCGAATTCCAGAATGACATAACACCGGCCACGCCCGATCATATCGACGCCCCAAGGAAAGTCCGGGTGGTTTCCGTAGTTATTCATCATAATGGCGGGAGCTTCGGTTTGAGACCCGTCAAAATAAGTCACATCCACAAGGCCATTGAAGCTGTCTTCCGTGGAGGAGACGGTAACGCCGTGCTGGATTGCGTCGGTCAGACGCAGCTTTTCGCCATTCACGAAGACCTCTTCCAGGACATGGCCCGGGGTGCCCGCGAGATCGACAACATAGGTGAGGATTTTGAGACGCTCACCACGCGAGAGCGGTGGACACACCCACGTGCCGGCAGTTCCGTAGTAACCCAGAATGAAGCTCTCGGAATTGGTGCCGCCCGTCAGGGTCACATCCGTCTGAATGCCACCATTCTCACGCTGTGCGCGCCGCATTTTGGCTTTTGCCACCAGGCTCATTGCAGTGCCAACAGCAAGCTGAAGCAAAGCCGAGCCAACAACGCCAAGCGTCCCGGCCCAAGCAACAACGGCTTTCACCGCCGCGACGACAGGCGCAGCTTCAGCCGCGCCAGCCGTTGACAAGAGCACAACGCAAACAGTGATGATGAGATTTATCAAACGCGAAACCCCTTGATGCCCGCTTGCAAAGAGACACGCCCAAGGCCTCCTCTCTGCAGCACAAAAATCGCAGCCCCCTGAACGACGCCAAGAGCATCTGCGCCCCCCTCACCTTCAACGAGGGCAATGTCTCCCACACCGGCCATGAGCGGTGGAATTTCCTGAAAATGTCGAGAAACCAATGACGCGAGATCTCTCACGCCCTCGCGCCGCAGCATCCGCATGCCGTCCGCAATGGTCGAATACTGGCCGCAATAGCCAGCCGCGAGGTCGACACCGGTCATTGCCCGGACGGCGCCAGCGGCAAACAGCGCACAGTCATGTACGCCAGGCCTGAAATGGTCCTGCGACACAGATTCCAGATAGGCGCACAGGTTTCCGCGCCACTCAGGGTGGCGTTTGATTGGCTGGGACATTCCCACCTCATTTTTTTGCAGCTTAGGTGCGGTGTCTTTCTCTGTTCCAAAACACGGGAACAGAGCCGGAAACATCGGCGTGCCTGAAGAATGCATCGCCATCGCGTTTCGATTGTGCGGCATGCGATTTGAGGACGGGCACCTTGCGGGTAAGCAAGCGGGCATTTGACACCAGCTTGAGGGACGTGTTGGCGTCACCGCCTGCGGCGCCGATTTCCTCAACCGCACCGTCGACAACGCCGCTAAAGATCCGACTCACTGCGACCAATGCGCCTGCGGAAGGATCAAATTGCGCGACATAGATCTGTACGCGCGCGAACCGAACATTTCGCGCGCGTACAAGCTCACGCACTTCCGGTGAAAACGTCGCGAGGTCCAGACTATAGTTCTGGATCACCACGCCAGCCTCAGACGTGAATGCGGTGAGGTTTTGCACGTTCCCAGCGCCAAAGAAGGCGCGAACTTCCCCTTCGATTTCGAAGTCCTGATGGTCGCGGCCATCCCAAAGCCCCAGAGGGGCAGGCGCACCGGTTTCCAGGTCTTTTGCGTCAACCCAGATCAGGACGCGATTGTACTGATCCTTGCGGAAAGCTACGGGCCAGGTCATCGGTAGGTTTGCCTCCACTTGAATTCAAAGCCGCTATCGTATCCAGGCCTTCTTTCGACAGGCGTGTAAGAATTCGGCACATAGGTTGCCTTGCAAACGGGGTCGCGCAGAGACACCACTTGCCCGACCGCCAGCCCAACCGGCAGGAACGGAAGAACCCTCAAGGCGCATGTGGGCATACCCCCCGAGAACGCCCCTCCCTGCTGAACCCGCGCCATAAAATAGCGTACAGGAGTGCTGCCGTATTCGAGTGACAGGAGGTCACCGGGGCGCAGCTCAAATCCAGATGGAAGCCCCCGCAAAACCAGATTGCGCCGATCATTGGGGTCAACGGAATGAACTTGGGCGACGGCGCCACCCTGCATCAGCCCCGACTTGTCAGATTGCGGCGCTCTGCGTTTGGGATCGCAGACGAGGAAAGGTGCACCGCCATGCCGGATTTCATCCATCAGCGCTTTGATTGTGTCCTGCGCGTCATGCCGATCGAGGGCCACAGTTGCTTTGCCCTGCCAAAGAACATCGCCCCGACTGGCCCGCAGCACCTCACCACCACCGGTGCCGGTCCCTGTCTGGTCATCAGGCAGATCAAAGGTCAGGGATCGAAGCCGCAGCTTGTTCCAAAATTCAGATAATGCAATTGGCGCTTGAGTGCTCATGCGCTGCGATCCCTTGGTCTTTGGTTGATCTGGTGGACCTTATGCGGCAACGCACGATCTGCGCTTTTTGCCGCGCGGGCGATCTTTTGGTCCGTCTTCAAATTTAGTTCCGCAACAATTTCTCCGTCATCCGTCAGGCGCATGGACGACTGCGCAAAGCCGATGATGACCTCGTGCTGTTGAGACCCCGACAGGTTTGGTGTTGCGGCGGAACCCGCTGCTTTTCCCGCCGCAGTCACCATCATTCGGGACAGGTCGTGTGGGATAACGCGCGCCCCGGACGGCAAATCGATCAGCTCGCCCCCCTCCTCGAACACCTGAGCAATGCCACCGGGGTGGTTCATGGTGCCAGAGGCATAAGACGGAATACCAAAGATCGCGCCAAGGACGCTTCCGAAGATGCCACCGCCGCCGCCTGCGCCGAACATGCCCATGATCAGCTTTTGAATGCCGCTGGACACAAGATCCTGCGCCATGCGCTGCCAGACACCGCGCATCGCATCGCGCAGGCTTTCCCCTTTGGCAATCGCACCACTAAGCGAGTCAGAGACGCCTTTAACTTTGCGTTCCAGCTCGCTGGGCTCATTGGGCTTACCGGGCTTATTGGGGCCGCCGCCGCCACCGCCGCCCTTATCAAGATCCTCCAGAAGATCTTTCAAGTTTTTAGCGGCGTCTGCTGCATTGTTGGTATCGGTTTCCGCGTCCTGCATCGCGGCCCGCAGCGCCTCAATGCTCTGCAAGGGCGCTGTTGCCATGCCAAGAAACGCACCACTGGCGCTCCGAGCGGCAGCAGCGCTGACCTCGATCTTTGCCGCCAGGGCATCAAACCCCGCGCCCGCGTCAGCAAATTCGGTTGATCCAAGGGCGGCTTCATAGGCCTCCTGTGCCGCCTTCCCCATCGCCTCAGCCTTACCGGCAAAAGGATTGCCGACAGAGCCGAGATCCACCTCATCGACAAGACCGATCGACAAGGAACCGCCTCCCGCCCAAGACGGTAGCTTTTTCAGAGCACTATTTAACCCTGAGATGAA